GCTATAGTTGTTGTTATGACAAGATGGTCTGAAAGAGATTTGACCGGGAGATTGATAAGGCAACAAGCAGAAGTAAAAGCAGATGAGTGGGAAGTTATAGAGTTCCCAGCAATACTACCAAGTGGTAATCCAATTTGGCCAGAGTATTGGAAAAAAGAAGAGTTAGAGAAAATCCAAGCAAACTTACCTGTTATGTCATGGGAAGCACAATACCAACAAAAACCAACTTCTGAAGAAGGAGCAATCATTAAACGCGAATGGTGGAAAATGTGGAAAAGAGAAGAAATACCTGAGCTGCGTCACATTATACAAAGTTATGATACAGCCTTTAGTAAAAAAGAAACAGCAGACTTTAGTGCAATTAGTACTTGGGGTGTTTTTCGTACAGAGTTTAGTAAAGACAATATTATATTATTAGATTGTATAAAAGATCGTTGGGAGTTCCCAGAATTAAAAAAGATTGCTCTTGAGCAGTATAATTATTGGGAGCCAGAAACAATTATTGTTGAAGCTAAAGCAAGTGGACAACCATTAATACAAGAGCTGCGTCAAGTTGGAATTCCTGTTGTTAGTTATACTCCTTCAAGAGGAAATGATAAATTAACAAGGGTAAATTCTATTTCTCCAATTTTTGAAGCTGGACAAGTTTGGGCTCCAGAGGGGAAAAAATTTAGTGAAGAGATGATTGAAGAGTGTGCTGCTTTTCCATATGGGGAGCATGATGACCTTGTTGATAGTATGACTCAAGCAATGATGCGTTATAGACAAGGTAATTTTCTTTCGTTAAAAGATGATTATCAAGATCCTTTGAAAGAATACAAAACCTATGAGTATTACTAAGGACTAGATTTGTATTGGTGAATAGGATATAAAAAGTTATGGCTGAAAATAACATTGACAAAAAACTAGAAGCCGTGCTCGGTGATACATTAGAGACGGCTATTGAAAATGAATCTCCAATTGATATAGAAATAGTTTCTGAAGAAACTGTCGTTTCTAACGAACCGTTGGACGCGGACAATGATTTTTATGACAATCTAGCAGAAGACATGGAAGACTCAGATCTTCAATATATTTCGTCTGAGTTAATGGAGGAATATGAAAATGATAAAACATCTAGAGATGAATGGTCTAGAACATATACAAAAGGTTTAGATCTATTAGGTTTTAAGTATGATGAAAGATCTCAACCCTTTCAAGGAGCAAGTGGAGTTACACATCCTTTATTAGCAGAAGCAGTTACACAATTTAGTTCTACAGCCTTTAAAGAAATGATGCCTTCAGGTGGCCCGGTTAGAACACGTGTCATGGGCAAAGAAACATTAGAAGTGTATCAACAATCACAACGCGTTAAAGAATTTATGAATTTTCAAATTACTAATGTGATGGAAGAGTATACACCTGAGCTTGATCAGATGTTATTTTATTTACCACTAAGTGGTTCTACCTTTAAAAAAGTTTACTACGATGGGCAGCTCGAACGTGCTGTATCAAAGTTTGTTCCAGCCGAAGATCTTGTTGTTCCTTACACAGCAAGTGATTTAGATTCTTGCGAACGCATTACTCATGTGGTGAAACAATCAGAAAATGATATTCGTAAAAAACAAGTGGCAGGTTTTTACTTAGATGTAGATCTTAGTCCACCGTCCTCGGATGACGGAACATATTCAAGTGCAGATATAAAATCAAAAATTAATCAAGTTGAAGGAATACAAGCAACTGGAGAAACAAACATGTACACTCTTTTAGAGTTTCATGTAGATTTAGATATAGAAGGTTTTGAAAACAAAGATGATAAAGGAAAACCAACAGGCATTAAAATTCCTTACATTGTAACTATTGATGAACAATCAGGAAAAATTTTATGTATTCGTAGAAACTATGATGAAGGTGATGAAACATTTAAAAAGAAACAATACTTTGTTCACTATAAATTTTTACCGGGATTAGGTTTTTATGGTTTTGGATTAATACATTTAATTGGTGGTTTATCACGAACAGCGACACAATCACTTCGTCAACTCATTGATGCAGGAACGTTATCAAATTTACCTGCAGGTTTCAAAGCACGTGGTTTACGTATTAGAGATGATGATTCACCATTACAACCTGGAGAGTTTAGAGATGTTGATGCACCGGGTGGCGCGATACGCGATGGATTAATGCCTCTTCCTTATAAGGAGCCATCACAAACATTATTTCAATTATTAGGATTTGTTGTACAGGCAGGACAACGATTTGCTCAGATAGCTGACATGCAAGTTGGTGATGCAAATCAAGGAGCCCCTGTTGGAACGACTATTGCTTTATTAGAACGCGGTTCGCGTATCATGAGTAGTATTCACAAAAGAATGTATTATTCAATGCAAAAAGAATTTAAACTTTTAGCAAAAGTAATTCAAAGTTATTTACCAGAGGAATATCCTTATCAAGTAGTTGGGGGAGATAGAAGTATAAAACAATCAGACTTTGATGATAGAGTTGATGTTATCCCAGTTGCTGATCCAAATATATTTTCTATGTCACAAAGAATTCAGTTGGCACAAACACAATTACAACTAGCAACAAGCGCACCACAGCTGCATGATGTAAAAGAAGCCTACATCAGAATGTATGAAGCACTTGGTGTAAGTGACATTGATAAAATAATGAAGTTAGAAAAACCAGAACCAATGAGCCCAACACAAGAAAATCAAAAGCTTATTGATTCAGATAAGATAGAAGCTTACGAAGGACAAAACCATGATGCTCATATTCAAGCTCACCTCAGTTTTGGTATGTCTCCCATTGTCCAATTAATGCCACAAATAGGAATTGATTTAAATAAACATATTTTAGAACATGTAAGTCTTAAAGCAAAAGAAATGGTGTCCTCGCAAGTAGAACAAGCAGAGAAACAAATGGGTCAAACAGCTCAAGCAGAAAAATTAGATGATATGAAAGAATCAGAGATTGCTAAATTAGAAGCACAGTTCATGCAAGAAGTAAGACAAATGCAACAACAAATGAGTGGAGAAGGTCAGCCAGACCCTGTTATTCAATTAAAACAACAAGAGCTGCAACAGCGAGCAATGAATGACCAAGCTAAGTTACAGTTAGACCAACAAAAATTAGGATTTGATCAACAAAAACTACAACAAAAAGATACTATAGATAAAGCAAGAATTGAATCATCTGAAGATATTGCTCAACTTAGAGCCAATGTTAATTTAAAAAAAATGAATAAAGATGGTAATAAATTTATAAAGGCGGGATAATGGATCAACCAGTAAAAGAATTAGTAATTCCTCAACAAGTATTTGATATATTTTTAGAACATGTAGATAAGTTTGTAAGCTTTCACGTGAAAAACGAATCAGCTGCTCTTATTATGGCGGAAGCTTTAATAGTAAAAATAAAACAATTGTTTACAGGAAAAGGCTATACAGAAGAGGATGCTTTACTATTTATAGAACATGCTTTACAAGAATTAAATGATGATAAACCAACTATACATTGAGGTAAAAAATGAAATTTAAAAATGCAAAAATGACTATTGTCCCTCAAAAAAATCCATTTCCTAATACAAAAGTTGCTTCAACAGCAGAGCAAGTTTTCTCTCCTTTTGTAGTAAAAGATAATAAAGGACCTGGGCCCCAAGGACAAACAAGTCGAATGCAAATTAAAAAAGTAGCATTCAAAGGTTTAAAATAGTATACTACTCGACTTTAACAAAGGAGGTTTTATGAACCTATTAAAAGATCTATGGGACCACATCAAAGAGTGGTCAGATTGGAAAATGAAGGACTGGATAAAAGCGGCTATTGTAGCTATCGTTGTTCTCTGGATAATTAGCTGGATGACAGGTGGAGCAGCATAATGCTTAATTTACTCGGTGGTTTACTTGGTGGTGGAAAAGGCGGAGCCTTAGCAACCATTTCAAAAGTTGTAGACGAACTTCATACGAGTGAGGAAGAAAAATTAGATAAAAAAATTTTAATGCAACGCTTACAACAAAAGCTTGCAGAAAAACAATTAGATGTTAATGCAAAGGAAGCCAGCCATCGCAGCATATTTGTTGCTGGCTGGCGACCAGCTATAGGATGGGTGGGAGCCTTTGCTTTAGCGTTCGAGTTTATTTTATCTCCTTGTATTGAATGGTATGCTAAATTTTCAGGTATGGCTATTTCAGCTCCTGAAATTCAGACTGGGCCTCTTCTAGCAATTGTCACTTCAATGCTCGGAGTTGCCGGGATGAGAAGTTTTGAGAAGGCGAAAGGGTTAACAAAATGAAGAAAAATTTAAAAAAAGTTCCAAAAAATAATAAAGGCTTAAAGAAGTTACCTACAAAAGTAAGAAACAAAATGGGTTTTTTAAAAAAAGGTGGTGCTGTAAAAAATAAAAAATAATGTTTCAAGAAACAAACGAAAGATAAAAGGAGTAGAAAAACAGAATGACTTACGAAGAATTATCAGACTCAGTAAAGTTAAGTGAAGGTTTTCGGGATCACGTATACATGGATACCGAAGGTTTTGCTACGATAGGCTGGGGTCATAAATTAACAAAAGAGGATAAATTTGAAGATGGTAAAACATATTCAAAAGAAGAACTACAAGAAGTATTTGATAAAGATTTAAATACTGCACTTGGTAAAGCTAGACAACTTATGCAAGATCATAATGTTTCTGATTTACCTACAACTGCACAACATACCATTACCGAAATGGTATTTCAGCTTGGGCCTACAGGCGTGTCTAAGTTTAAAAATATGTGGAAATGCCTGCAAGACCGAAATTTTAATGGGGCAAGTTTGGAAATGTTGGATTCGAAATGGAATCGTCAAACTCCAAATCGCTGTAAAAAATTATCGGATCAAATGAAATCATGCGAATAGAAAATTTTTTTACATATTATAAAAAACAATTATTAGATAGACAAAAACAAGTAGAAGAGTCTATATTAAGTGGACTGTGTAAAAGTTGGGATGATTATAGATATCTGACCGGGAAACTTGATGCACTTAAACAAGAAGTACAGGAACTCACGGACCTGCTAAAAAAACAGGAGCTAGACGATGACGACTAAACCTAAATTAATTGTACCTAAACATGTTTGGGATGGTGCAGAAAAACAAAAAGAAAAAAAAGAATTAGAAAAAATTCCAAAACCTGCTGGTTGGAGAATAGTTCTATTTCCATTAAAATTAAAAGGTAAAACAAAAGGTGGTGTTATTCTTACTGATGAAACAGTAGAAGAATCACAAATAACAACAAACATTTGTAAAGTTTTAAAAACTGGTTCTTTGTGCTACAAAGATAAAAAGAGATATCCTGATGGTCCTTGGTGTAAAGAAGGTGATTGGGTTATAATAACTCGCTATGCTGGATCTAGAGTAAAGATTGATGGTGGTGAGTTGCGGATAATTAACGAAGATGAAATACTGGCTGTCGTTGATGATCCAAGAGATATATTGCCAGCTAACATAATGTAACATGGAGAATTCTATGCAACCACAATCGACTACCGACCAAGATAAAATGGTTCCTATCGACACTTCTGGAGAATCATTAGATATAGAAGTGAAAGATGAAGAAAATAAAGATGAGATTTCTGAAACTGAAGAAAAAGTAGAGGAACAAGCAGAAGAAAAAAAATCTGACAACAAAGAAGAAGCAGAAGAGTACTCAGCTGCTGTACAAAAAAGAATAGATAAACTTACTTACAAATTAAGAGAATCTGAAAGACAAAAAGATGAAGCTTTAAAATATGCAGGTACTTTAAAAAAACAAAATGAAGACATAACGAAAAAAGTAAGACAAGTAGATGATGGTTATTTGGAAGAATACAAAAAAAGAGTTGGTTCTGAATTAGATAAAGCACAAGCTGTTTTAGCATCAGCTATAACTAGTGGAGATGCAAAAGCACAAGTAGAAGCTCAAAAAGCTATTGCTAAACTTACAATAGAAGAAGAGCGAGCAAAAATGACTGAAGCTCAAAGAACTAATGAAAAAGAAAAACCTGTTCAACAATCTCAAGGTCAAACACAATCTCAACCTCAACCTCAACAAGTAAACCCTGACCCTAAAGCTGTTGCATGGGCAGAAAGAAATGAATGGTTTGGAAAAGATAAAGGTATGACTTTTACTGCAATGGCACTTCATGAAGAATTAATTAATCAAGAAGGATTTGACGGAAAGAGTGATGAGTACTATAATGAACTTGACAAACGAATTCAAAAAGAGTTTCCTCATAAATTTGAGGGGAATAAAGACAAGAGTAGCCGAGTCGTCCAAACGGTTGCTTCTGCTAATAGATCGACAAAAGCTGGACGTAGAACTGTGAGACTCACACCTTCGCAGATAGCTATTGCAAAAAAACTTGGTGTGCCACTTGAAGAGTACGCAAAACACGTGAAGGAGGCGTAAATGACTGAAACAATTAAAAAAACCTCACGCAAATTAGAAACCC